GTGTCCAGTACTTTTTAATGATTCCTCGTATTTTTTTCGTTGATCTTCTGTCGCTTTTATGCGCTCTTCCTCAATAGCCAATCTAGCTAAAGACTGATTTGCGGCAACCTGGGCATCCACATCTCCCTTTGCCATAGCATCTTTAAGCTGAATTTTAGCTGATTCCAGTTGAGATTTTACACGACCAGTGAATTCATTAACATAGCCATCATCGAGTTTATCAAATTTTGTTTGTAAATTGTCTCTCTCACCCTTGACTTGCTGGGCATAATTAACGGCTTCTTTTTCTCGTCTTTCCGCTTCACGAATTTTATAGGTCAGGCGATCAATACGTTTCTTGACACCTTCACTATACTCCTCGCGCTCGTCTTTTTCTTCTGTTTTTACTTCCGGTGTTTCTTCCTTGACGGTAACTTCCGGTGTGTCTTTTTTTGTTTCCTTTTCTTTTAATTCAATATCTACGGAATCACCGGATACATCCAGTTCAACCATAGGATCTTTTGCTTCTTCGGGCATGGTTTCCTCTCCGTGTTAAACGGTTAATGCGTGCAAAATATCTTCCGGATCATCAATAGTTCCCAATATTTCGTCATCGTTTAGTACGCGTATTTCTCCCCCATCAATATAGATGCGAGATCCAGCGTAACGTGCAAATAAAACCCAATCTTTTTTCTTGCACCATGGTCCGTTGGGAAACTTATCTTTATCATTATAAGCATCTGGTCCTATGTCTAGGACTAATCCACAGTTAGTTGCAATTTGAGATTCGGTTACTGTTTTATCAGATAGAATAATTCCACCTTTTGTTTTTGTCTTGGCTTTATAAGGTAGAACAAGAATTCGCCAACCAGTTGGTTTTGGCAAACTCATTTCTTCTAATGGTTTTTTTTTAACTTTCTTTTCTTTTTCTACTTGCTTAATGCGCCGCTCAGCGACGTGTTTCGGTAAAATTAGAGTGTTCATCTTGCTCCTGTTTTTTTAGCAGGTCCGAGAGTTCCTGTTCAATGTAATTTAACGTTTCAAGTTGACCTAAATGATTTTGATAATCATTCCAATCTTTCACTTGGTTGCTTGTTACTATCTCATTAATCTGGGTTTGTCTAGTCCTAATTATTTTAAATATTCTTTCTGCTAGTCTTACTACATCCATTTATTCCTTCTCTTCAGATTTTGCCTTTGTTAGTCTGGTACCTCCCACATAGAGGCCAAACCACGCCGCTCCTGCCCCTACTATAACCGATACAAATGCAGATTGCGCATTTGTTGGATCAGGTAGTTGCATAAACCATTCCGTTGTACGCCAAAAAGCAACACCATACAAAGTAATTAATAGACGCGGAAATATTCTCCACGCACTAAGTCTCTCTGGTGTTATCACTTCTTTTTCTTTTTAATACGTCTTCTTTTAACTAAGAACCATCTATACTGTTTATTAGCCATTATTTTTTCTTAAATAATCCTTTAACACCCGGAGCCATTCTCACACCCATGCTGACACTGCAGCTTAAATATAAGAGGTGTTTATAATAATCCGGCAATTTATGGAGTGCCTCAAAGCCTCGTTCCACGTGCTCCGTCATTCCGGGAATGAAGACCAAAATTGCGGGGATCATCAGGGCAAGCAAAACGAATTCGTCTTTCCAGCTTCCCTTCATCTGTTCAACGGCGGATGCTTCCCACGATACTTCGCCGGCGATCTGCTGCTGTTTCAACTTAGTATTAGCTTTTATTTCTGTTAATTTGTTCTCCGCTTTTGCCTTTTTGGTTTCTATAAATCCAGATACCGCTTGCCCGGCAACGCCGAGCAAGGGTTTTAATAATAACTGTAACATCGGACTAAGCTCCTCCGCCTGTCATCTTGTACATGACGAACAGAACAATGACGCAGACAATGCCCGCTTTTATCCAGTCTTTCATGGACCAGTCGCTCCATTCCTTCAGGTGAGCCCAAAGATCTTTAATGAGTTTCATTTTTCCTCCTAATGTTCCGTTGAATCCAAATCCATATCTGGTTCGAAATCAACAGTTTTTACAGGTGTAATCACTTCCTGTAATTTTTCTAATGCTTCTTCTATATCATGTTCACAATTTGCGCAATCACAAGATGCACATTTTCCACTATCACTATGGTGACAATTATGTTCACAATTTTTACAAATAGACATTAATGTAATGTTACTTTTTCGATTTGATATGGCTGTTCCATGTTGTCAGCAAATAGATGAATCATCAATTGCGTTTGTTCTGGACCTAATCTATGTAAATAGATTGTTTTTGCAACAACCATCAATGATGCACTAAGCGCCATTGGATCATTCTTATGTTTTTCTGCAAAACGAAAAACGTCGTCTAATATAGTTTGAGAAGAAACCATTTGTCTATACTTTTTTTCGTTTTTATTTGCTGTCACGTTTTTTTGCCTGTGCTAGAGCCGTTTCAGACCGCAACATGGCGATATCTTCCTGGCTTTGTATCTTCTCTTTATCAATTTTATCCTTTTGTTCAAGTTTTTCCCCTTCAAAACCCAATTTTTCAGCGTCAAGGTCTAATTTCTTATCATCCATGTCCTTGCGTTGCTGTATTTCTTGCGCTCGAAGGTTCAATTCTTGCTGTTTAAGGTCAATTAACGGATCAGAGTCTTTTTTATTAAGATATTCTTGTTCCTCGGCCACTAATTCCTCTGTAATTTCCACAATTCGCTGTGCAACCTGTTTTTCAATCTCCATTTGGAACTGTTGCTGCAATTCTGGCGGTATTTGACCACCAAATTGCGCCGCTTGCTCCTGCATTTCTTGTTGATTTTGTTCCATCACTTCTTCTCGTGCCATAAATGATATGTGCTCGGAAATATGTGACTGCAAAATGCCCATTGTCGGCGGATTGTTCGCCACTAGAAAAGAACTCATGAATGCCTGATGCGCATCAATATGCGCAGCATGATCCTGTCCTTGAAAAGCTTGTAATTTCATCATTTGCAAAGATTTAGAATTTTCCATGGCAGGATCTTCCGGTTGTGGTTGCTGCGGGGGAGGAAGTATCATGTCAATATCTCTAACACCCAACGCCTGGTACATTCTTAAATAAGCCTCATGCATATTGTGCATTTGAGGATTGGATGTTGCCATTTGCATCTGCGTTTGCGCCAATGTGACGCGCTGTGACATTGAGAATATGTTTGGATCAGAAACAGGCAGAATGTCCACCCGTTCATCGAAATCTTGTTGCTTGATTATTCTGTTGCCGCCTCGTACCGCGTACGGATATTCCGGTGGCAAGCTTTGTGCCAGAACTTTTGCCAATAATTTAAACTCTACTTTTTGGCCGTAATGCAAACGCTTGTGTATCGCGTTCATCACCTTTGTTCCGCGTTCCATGATTGCCATGGTCGTTCCTACGGGATTGGCTTGTGAGCCCTCGCCCATCTTGTTATCGGCAATAGACGCAAAGCGCCTTCCTGCCTCAACAACAAAGCCTAGTAATTGAAAAAGTGTTCCACTTGGTTCCTTGTACGGAATCAGCATCAGGGATTCACGGATCGCGCCTCCCGGTGCATCTACATCCCGGAATTCTCCAGGTTGGAGGGGTTGATCATCGTCCCTAACTCGCAGCCCTCTAGCTTTAAAGCCTGCGGGGAGATTGGACAACGTACCAGCATCAATAAGCTGTCTGAGTGCTGACGTTGCAGTTCTTGAGAGACCTCCGAGCATGTGGATAAGGCCAAAGCCATAAAAACCAAGGCCAGGTAAAAACTTGTAATGGACAAAATAGGAAATCTTTTTGCGAAGCGGATCCTGCTCTTCATAGTTTCTGTAGATGGATAGCACTTTTCCCGATCCCTCGTCAATGGTAACAACGTACGGTAATTTAATACCCGTTGGCTCATTTTCCAGCGTGTCCTCAAACCCGACAATATCCAAGTCGCAGTGAAATTCCAATAAAATAATTTCTTCCGCATTGATTGTTTTCTCCGCGCCTTCCAGCTTGTCATATGTTGTTTTCGCCTCATTCGGTTCCGGCGGTTGCATGGAGACGTCAATGTCCCTGTACATGCCGCCCACTTGTTTCTTGCGGAGCTCATTTCCCATCATTTTTACAACGTGGGTGATGCGCTCGCATGATTCCATGTCGGTTGAAACATACGGAATGACAACGTCTTCGGCTGGGACAAATTTTGAAACTGCCCTGTCCTTGACCTCGTCGTAGTAGACTTTCCTGAATGCGCTTCCCGCTAATGGTAGATGGAATAACATCTGATCGAGTTCCTGGTCATACTCTTCCATGACGTAGGAGATCTGATAGTTCATGAATTCCTTCACGCGTTGAGACTGCTGCTCAACCTCCGGTGTTACTTCACCTACAATTTGTGTCCGAACGGGCCCTTCCGCGGGCAATAGTTCCTTATATGCCTGTGCCTGAAACTGCGTTACCGTCTCCGCTAACAGCGGATGTGTCACACCAGTTGCACCAGCAAACGGTTTGGAGCGGTCCTCGTACTTGAATCCCAAAAGATCCAGTCCTTCACTGTATGTCTTGAGCCACGAACTTCTCGCGTCCTTGTCGGCCTCGTAGTCGCCAACCAGTCCTTTTGACAAACTCTGCAATTCGTCATCCTGAATCATTTCCGCAAGGTTCGCATTGAATGCGCCCTTGCCCGATGCGTCCGGCAATGGATTGACGATCGCCGATCCATCCTCCATCATCATCGCATTGTTCTCCATTCCGGGCAATGAAATTTGGGCCTCGGAACTTGGTTCGATGTCGAGATTAATATCTTCGTTTACTTTTTCTATTGCCATTATTCTGGTTTTTTTATCTTTATATTTTCAAAAGGATCACCAAATTTGTCATAATATTTCGCTAACAAATCATCATCGTCCTTCCAGTCGATGCCTTCTTTCATTAATTCATTCATCATGAAAAGGTTAATTATGGAATCCATTAAATTACCTTCTTCTGCTCCAGCAGGTTTTGCTCCGAATATTCCTGTAAACAAGTCTTTAGTTTTTTTACCTAATTTTCTTAGTTTTTCCCACCTTGGTTTTTCTGGTGGTGTAACATATTGTCCTGTCTTATCAACTGCTCCGGCTGGCGGTTGAGCTTTTCTCATAATTTTTTCTTTCATCCAGTCTCCAAGTATAGGATCGTATCCTTCATCTAATTCAGAATCTCTTGCTGGTCCGCCTCTATAATAACCAAGTGGCGCGGTCATTCTATTAATATCCATCATGCCGCCTCTATTCATTCCCATATCGTCAGCGGGATCTGTTCCAAATAGATCCATATAAACTTGGATAACATCATCATTGTCTAATTTATGAAAAGACTCAGGAGCTTCCTTTAATATTCTGTTTACTGCAAAGTCTGATGCTAAAGCGTAAGGATAATTATCTGGCATATCTATCTCTCCTAGGCCGATAAGGCGGCTTGCGCCGCCACTCGGCTGACCCAGTCAGGGGTGTGCGCGTTTAAGGCTGACTGGTAACTCATTAATTCATTTCCGTTCTTGCGTCCATGTACGCGTTAATTAAACCGTTCATATCTGTTGATCCATCTTGTAGGGATTGTACAACAGCATCAATTGATCCGAATTGCGGCAGTCCTGCTGCCCATAGAATTGCTGATTGTATGATATCATCTCCTGATGAATGTGCAGCGACTTGTGTGATGCCTTGTTGTTTTCTTTTTGATATAAGTTCGTCCCAATTTTCTTCCAGAAGTTCTATTTCCTTCGGTGTCAATTTATCATAGGACTTACCAAAATGTTTTTCCGCTAATATGTCCATCATGTCAAATCGTTCTGCCGATGGATCCGGATCGGACATTGCCACTTCCTTTCCGCCTTTATTGGAAAGAGACCGTGTCATTTGTTCTATATCTTCAATGGCCACTAATAATACTCCCTATGTTTCATGGTCCGTGGTTCGTCGTAGTAGTCATCGGGGAGCTGCACAAAGTTGCCTTGGCGGTATCGCATGAGCGCCTGCGTCGTTGAATCGACGTAGTCGTCATGGTCGCCAAAAGGAAAAGCCGCACACTCCTCTATCACCTCTTCTGCCCAA